ATTAAACTTTGCCGTCTCGTTACTGTTCTGGCTGCGGTTGTCATCTCTGTAGCGTTTGACGATCTTTGCAGAACGAGCCTCCCACTTCTTGAACTCGTTGTCGTATGCGCCGATTACGTTCAGATACTTCTCAATTGGAGTTTCGGTCATTTTGTGCCTTATTGTTTAAGTGCGTCTGCAAGTCTATTTGCTTCTAACCTACTTGCGCTTGGTGTTGCCCCGCTACGCTCAAGAATGTTCATGTGCTTAGGGTCAAATACTACGAAATTAGATGTACCTTTGCCAGCAGCGTCTCTACTAGCAGCATCTAGGTATTTGATGCCGGGGATGCCTTGTTTTGCAAGTGCTTCGGAAATTGGCGATTGATTGTGCGTTACACCTGTAAGTCTGGCAAATGCGTGATGCCACTCGCCTCCAGTAGGGTCTTTGGGTAACGCCTTAAAAATAGCCTCTCCGCTTAATGTTGCGTTCGGCAATGCGGCCTCTGTTTGCGATTTAATTGCCGCTTGAACATCAGGATGTTGTTGACTCAATGGCTTGTCCCAGTCAAGCATCTTGGCTATGTGTTCGTCTGGTAGGTCTACTTTGTAGAGATTTCCCGTATTTGCTTGAAATACTGGTGATGATTCTGGAAATCTTGAAACAATATCATCTATTTTTGCTTTTTTGAATGGCCCATCTGTCATTTGCATTGCCTTGTATACTTCCATCTGAGCAGGTTTTGGCAATAAATCAATCAACCCGTCAAAAGCCGCGGCCCTCCCTGCATTTGCACCAGCGTAACCCTCTGCAAGTTTCTTTGCTTCAGCTAAATATGCAGCACCCGTGCCATAGGCTTGCGCCCCCTCACCTGTTCCTACCTTCATTGGGTCAAACTCACCTAACGGATTATTAGCTGTTGGTGGAAATGTATGCGGTGAGCCATGATAAGTAATTATTTGCTGTCTAGGGTCAATCACATTCCTACCAAGAATGCCAGTTTTGTTCTGTACCTGTTCAGCTATAGTTTTTAGAGCAGCTTCACCACCTTTTTGTATAAAAGGCCGCATTGCTCCGCCTAACGCAACAGTATCAACTACTTCTGGTCTTAGCGTTGTAGTCTGTCCTCTGCCTGTAGTTATGCGCCCACCGTAGCTTAGATCGTCTAGCAGTCTGTTGACGTTCCTTAGCGGCAGCAGATCACCACCACGCATACCGCCAAATAATGGATCGCGCTCAGGTACTACATATCTGTCGGCTTGATCTGATAAATAGCCAGCAGCGTCAGCAACAGCGCCAAAAAACCTATTACGAGGCTGTTGCGTTACTGAGTCTTGCCTAGCTAAGGCTTTGGCTAGTTGTGATGGAGCAGTCTCATTAGCTTTAGGTTTATTTAATTCTTTCATGTGGTCTGACCCAACAAAATAGACCCCTTCTTTTTGCGATTTAAGCCAGTTTGTTCTGTATTCACTAGCTTTTTGCGCTAGTTTACCAGCAGGGTTGGGATACTCCTCCCAATTCTTGGGCCACATCAGCCCTTCCCCTTCGTCAATAAACTTCTTTACGTTACTCTCAGTAGCAGGTTGTTTACTCTTATCCAGCATTCCTGATGCTGATAAAAACTGTTTAAGAGTATCTGCGTCAAACTTACGATCCTTGAAGTACCCCCATTTACCTTGAGCCGCTAGTGCGCTATCAAAGATAGTCTTGTCTGGTTGTGTTAAGTTTTTCTTCTGGTTATTAACATTGCTATTTGTAAATAGGGTGTATAGAAACTCCTTTGGGTAGCCTTTTACTTCCTTACTAGCTTTGTCATCCCATGAACCTTGATACTTGATTGCATCTGACTTATCGCCTCCAGCGCCTTCATAGTACGCGCCATACTTCTCAACCATCTTCTTAACATTGTCAGGCAAGGCCGTTTTCTTTCCGTGTTCTTGCCCCACAAACATCACTTTTGAATTAGGTGATGTTGCCTCTTGGTTTCTAAGACCAGCGGCTAGTTCTTTAGGGCTTGGCATATAGCTTTAAGTAATCCTGTTCTGTAGCTCCAACAGAGTCTGGGTCTGTTCCCGTAGCTCTCATGTAATGCTCTTTCCATAGAGTCGGATGACCTTGCTCTTTTAACATCTCTCCATTAGGTAGTGAAGAGGGCCAATGATGCCTATTATTATCATATTCGTTAGGTGATGGCCTTAGACCAGCATCCCAAGCCTTACGATAATTGTAATCTGCGCTAGGTGAAAGATTGGGTTCTTCTCCGTGTGTGTCTACAAACTCAGTAAACCAAGGAGTAGCACGAATGCCAGACTGAAATAAGGCTTCTTTTTTGTCAGTCATAGCACTCAGACCTTCTGCGTATTGTTTAGGACTAGGCATTATGCTGAGAATATGCCTACAGCCATAACCTCAACACCTGCTCCTGTCGTTACTTTCCATGCACCAGTAGTAGATGCAGCGTTGATCTCGATATTGTAGACATTGATACCTGTGCCGCATGATGCAGGTAGCACTGTATGGGTCAATATGCCTACGCCTGTTCCGTCTACCAGAACTACATTGCCTGTAGCAGCGGTGGTGACTGTACATATTAGTCTGTGGATGTAGTCACCGATTGCGCCTGTGCCGCCTAGAACTTGTGCTGTTTGACTTGCTGCAACGTGTTCGGATTGGTATCTAAATGGTGATTGTATGCTCATATTCTGCCTCTCTTAGGTTGATTTGCTTGCGCCCACACATCGTTAAGTGTTGCTGTGTTTTGCTCTCCTACCATCAGCGGGCGAGCCGTATCAGGTTGTCTGACTCTTGGCTCTGACCGCCATGCTATTGATAACATTCGGAAAGCGTCTGCCGGATGAGAACACCAGTCATGTCGTGGTGTCTGCCGAAACGCCTTCTTGTCCTCATCATACTCTCGTTGGTATTGACGTAAAGCCTCTATGCCTTCACTGCACTTGTCTGCATCAAACCAGCACTGCGGCAAGACTTTACGAACAGCCTGTATACCGTCTTGCACTGACAGGTCTGGCACGATAGCTAGGCTATTGATGCCAAAATGTACCGCTAATTGCTCGATTACTGACTTACCAGCAGCCGCCAATGTCTTAGCTCTAGCATCATGAGGTAAATAGTGCTTACCGAAATTATACGGCTTTGCTAGGATATTTTCAGCTATTTCGTCAATATTTGCACCAGAAATTGCATAAAAGTCTACGATATGTACTTCATCTCTGATGACCTGATAAAACCAGACCGCTGTATCATCCCTATATCCCAAGTCCCAAGCGGTGTGGACAGGCACGTTATTGTCATAGGCTACTCTAGTGACGCGACCCTGATCTGTAGCCTCACGCATCTCTGTGCCGTAGAACGCGCCAAGGATCGCGGCCTCGAAGCTACACTCGTACTCTTGCATATACTGGTCTGGTGACAGTTGAGCCTTAGCAGCCGACAGCTCACCCTCTGGCAATAGCTTGCTGACCGATGCTGGCAGCTCCAAGCAAAACCACTCGCTAGGTATTCTCTGAGCTGTGCTATAGATGTCCCAGAACTGATTTTTACCCTTTGGAGTACCGCTAAAGACGCACCAGCCTTGCTTGTCACTGAGTGCGGGTCGCAAAATACTGCCCCAGACGCTAGGCTTGAAATCAGCGTACTCATCTAGGAACAGACCATCAAATCCCAGTCCTCGCATGGCATCAGCGTTATCAGCGCCAAATAGCCTTATCCTAGCGCCATTGACTAGGTCTACATAAAGGTCGGACTCATTGACTGATGCGAGTATTGGTCTAGCGTAGTGTTTGAGGTATTCCCACGCCACTGACTTAGCCTGTGATCTGTATGGTGCTATGTAGGCAAATAAGGGCATAGCAGACGCACAGACAGCGGCAGCACGAATTAGCTCGTTCACAGCTGAGACTGTCTTACCTGCTCGCCTGTGGGCCACTAGGCAGGCCCAGCGTTCCGTCCTCTCATGGAACGGCATGAACGCCCGGCGCGGTTGATAATCAAGCTCTATTTCGTTGGTTTCCACTTAATCACCATCTGAACTGGCCCTTCATCCTTACCAGTGAGTTCTGTGCGGCTCAATTTTGGTACATGGTACTCGATCATGTCGGTGTAACACTGGAAAGCCTTTAATGGGCCTTCGGTCTCAGCGATCAGGTCTAGCCATTCCTGCACTCGATGAGCA